CTAACTGCTTTTCCCGTTCCTTGATAGTTCCAAGCTCTTCTCGCAACTTAGCAACTTGTGCTTCAGTTTCGATTGACGATACCGTCTGTACCACTTCGAAAACATCAGGGTAACGTTCTTTGAACTCTTCAAGCTCTTCTTGTGTTCGGGGGGCTTGTACACCTCTCGGCATATCTACCACCTTCTTCTGTACGGCTTCACGAAGGTTCGCAATCTCTTGCTTGAACTCGTTAACCTTGTCGTCGTAGTGACGTTTCAGGTCGTCATAGCGTTTCTTGTAATCGTGTTCGTCGCTAGTCTTCTTTTCTTGGACGAAGCTGTTCGATTCTTCTTGCTGAGTAGCCTCTTCGTTCGAGGGGTCAGCTTCTTGAGCTTCTACTGTTTCTTCATCGTCCTCGTCTTTGTAGACATCATCACGGTATTTACCACGATATAAGCTGTCGCTATTTACTGTTCCAAACGAATCGTTTGGTTTGTTGGCACGGTGGCCTCTTACTTTGGTTGCCATTTTTTTATACCTCATATTGCAGGGCCACTTGGCTGTGGGTAGCTGCTTCGGTTACGTCAGGGCCGCGAACTTGCGGGTAGCTGACAAGTCTTACTTGGGTGCTTTGTAGAAGTCATGTAAACCATATGTATCTACAAAGTCCAAATTCTCTTGCATCCACTTGTTTTGTGCATCTTTTCGTGTGTACCACATGATGTCTGGGCTTACGATAGGAGATGCTTCCATTTCACCGCTGAGAAGGTCTCCGGCTATGACATAAGCTCGTGCGTAGCCGTTGCGGATATTTTCTGGAGTGGACTTAAATTCTTCTTGTATTGCCTTGTTGCGAGTGACGTCCATGCCCGTATATTCGTAGCCGCCCTTTTGAAGGCGTGATAAAGCGACGTCAGCAACAGTCTTCTTGTTTTTGAACTCTGGTCTGTCGGAGTTGATTCGGTTGATAACCGTCTGTCCTACGGCATACATGTCGTCAGGGTCTGCGCCTGCAGCCTTAGTTTCAGCAACAATCAGGTGAGCCAGAAGCTCTTGTTCAGAAAGCGAACGGTAGAACTTATCGTTTCGAGTGCGGGATACGCCCTGTCCGAAGTGCTGTTCGAGGCGGTTGGCAAAGTCTTCAGGAAGCTCTGCCGCTTCTTCCATCGGAACATCTTCGCCTACGTCTGCTGGAGGTTGGTACTCTGGAGGTGAACCGAGAAAACCTGTGTCTAAGGTTCCTTCTTCGAAGCCTGTGGGAGCCGTAACATCTAAGCTTGTGTTATCACCCCTACCCATGATAAGCATACCTTGGGCTGCACCCATAGGTTCTTGCCCATTTTCTTCGATGCGTTCTTGGGTTTCACGCTTACCGCGATTGTTTATCTTTCGAAGGCGGTCGATACCGATGATTTTGGCGAGGTGGGGAGCGACAACTACTTCTCCGCGAGAAATAGCAACATCTATCATTTTAGCACCATCACCTTGTTTGTCAACCGTTAATCCTCTGCGAACCGCTTCTCCGTGTGCATCGAGAAGCATTTTCTTGATATCCTGCTCTCCCGCAAACTCGACGGCAGCCGCATTGATAACAAATGCGCCTTCGGGAAGTTGGGTCTCGACGTTGTCTGCTACGGTTTCACCATCGGGTACTTGACTGGGGGGTTGGTCTACAAAACCAGACTGACCTGCCATCTGTCCGGCTACGCCACCATTGGCTAGGCCGATAGGACCTCCCATGGCACGATACCCCATACTATGACTGCCAGAACTTCTACCACTAGCTCCACCTGAATAACCGCCTTTGTCACTACTTCCTTTACCCCCATAGGCATCAGGCCCTGAAATACCAAAGCCTTTTCCTTCAGTTGCGGCTGAGTTACTTAAAATTTCTGCTAGTTGTTCTTTGGGAGCTTTTGCAGCTTCTTCTTCAGCCTTTGCTGCTGCCATCCCTGCTGCAACGTTCGAATATTGACCAGAACGAACCTTTCCGAGAACGTCTACTGCCGTTTCCGTACTGACTCCGTACTGTTGACCTAACTGTGCAGCAGCACTCATCGAACCGTAGGCAGAGCCTTTTCCTGTCGGACTGACATACGAACCATCCCCAGCATAATATCCACCAACCGTACCACCTAAAGTCACTCCTCCGCCATCGGCTATTTTATCGCCTGTTTCGGCTGTCATGTTGTAGGAGCTAGGAGTATAACCTTTGCTGATGGCCTCGATAGCTTTTACCTGTCCGTGGGTGAGACCCTGCATGTTTCCCGTGTAAGTTCCGGAACCGGGAGCGCGAGTGATGCCATAGTTTCCAAAGGTAGCCGCAAAACCTGTTGTGGTAGACTGTGCAGCTTGTGCAGCCTTTATCGCTGCGATGTCCTTAGATTGTAGATTTTTAACCATGTCGAAGGCAAAGCCGGGAATTCCGGAAGGCCTGAAAGATGTTTTTCCAAAAGCGTTAGTGCTTTGTTCGCCGCCAATCAAAGGTCCGAAAACTAGGCTTCCTGCGGCTCCCGCGATACCAGTTACCGCGGCTGCCCCGGCTGTTTTTGCAGCCTCACCCATAGTCGGCATCTCAATATCCGTTGAAAAATACCCAGCCACAACCTCTGCCCCTGCATCGAGTAGAGGAACTCGGTCTCCAGTCAAACTTTTAGATGGGTCGAAGACTTCAGAAGGAAGCTGCCCTATGTTGGAAACACCTTGAAAGTTCGTTCCGGAGTAGACGGTCATGCCCGAAACGATGTTTTGCTCTTGAGAAGGAGATAGAGTTTCTACACCCCTCTCTTCTAAAATCTGCTGAGATGGAGCTAACCCCTCATCTTCCGGCTCCGGTTCGGGAGTCGTAAAGATAGTGTCCATCTTAGGCAAGCCTAAATATTGATTGTAAAAATCGATGAACTGGTTTGAGTATTGTTCGGGCGTTAGTTTTACAGCCATAGCATTATTTCTCTCGTAGGTAAGAGTCGTGATTATCCTTAAGCTTCAGGAGGGTTTCCAGTAAAGCCGCTTTCCCCTGCATTTGGCGCAGTTCCGACTCCGATTGTGCCGTTACCAGACCCCGAAAGGTCAGTGCCTTCAGGTCTTGGAGATACTCCTCCAGACTGTTCCATGCCGCCGGGTTGCTGACCAGCGGCCCCAGCTTCTTCGCTTGCTCTTTGTTGTGCATTTGCCATCATCCCTTGTAACATCTGTGCATAAAGTTGTGCTTCGTTCGTATCGTTGACAAGGCTGTCCGGGTCGATGTCCTGTGAGATAGCCAGTTCGCGCATCAGGTTCGGTATCTTGATGAACGGAGCCAACATCGGGTTCGCAACGGTTTGCAGCAGGGCAGTAAGACGCTGTGTGCGAACCTCTTTCTGCATCACGGCAGCAACACCCCGTGGTTTAATCTCTAGGTCGCCGACAATATCTTCAACTTCCTCGTTGAACTGCATGTTCCACTGAAAGTAAGACTCGCCGAGAGGCTTCAGGAGCATATCATCGATGTTCTTGATGACAGTCTTCATAGAAAGACCTGCCGAACCCATCAGCATCGAGAGGCCAGCAGCAGTTCGCCCAGTTCCGGTGACGCCTGTTTGTCCGTGGATAATCGACGGAATGCCAGTCTCTTCATCAGCCAACTGACGGCTAATCTGATACATCTGCAAATTTTCGCCTGCCGTGTTCGGAAACTTCAAGCCGTTGATTGCTGTTCCGGTAACACCAGACTGCCGTCTGAAAATCTTACCGGGAAAGATATCCATGTTTTGACCCGGTACGAGACTTGCTTCGTCGACATCGAACACGAGGTTACCAGCAAGGGCGAGGTTGTCGATAGCCATGCGAACGTGACCGTTCATCAACTTCTGGGCATCTTCCATGTTTTCTGCTACGCCAACACCCCAGATTTGATAGGGGTTTACTTCGTAAGGGAACACTTGGTATGGGATACGGGCAGGAGTGAAAGGGTTGAGAACGCAGCGAATGACCATGTTTCCACAGACCCAGATATTAACCTGAACCTCGTCGAACTCAGACATTTCATTCGCACCTTCTAGACCTGCTTCCTGAGCGAACTTTGAGTCGATAACGCCCCAATATTCCAAGACCTCATAACGGTTTTCTTGGTAGTATGCCTCAGTTTCGTCTTCCCGAATGGTATCCTCATAATACTTATCCTCATAGTTCGGACCTTTGGCGAGGCACTCTTCGATAGCCGAAGAGATGAAGTGAGGACGCTTGATGAGGCTGCGAAGCTGTTGGCGATTGAACCTGTGGCGTTCGATAACATACTCGCAGTCTTCGATAGAAGTAGCGGAAGGGTCGGGGTGAAAGTCCCAGAGGGATACCATCTCGATGCGAGGAACTACACGTTCATACGGACTATACTCACGCTGCCCATTATCATCTCGTTCCCACTTATGTACCCGTTTATTAAAATTGAACGGTCCCTTGACGATACCCGTTCCGAAAAGCGAAGCTTCAAAGATTGATTTGCGAAGAACATTAACTGCGTTGGTGTCTAACAACTGGTCGTGGATAGTTTTCTCCATCCGACGAGCAGCTTCTTCAGCAGGACTAATCTG